GTGAGAAGCACACAGTGGCCAATCAGAAACGCAGAGATGATTACATGCTGAGTTATAAGGCAGGCATTAAGGGAAGCATGAAGGAAGCTCATGATATGTCGATAGCTTGGGCAAAGTACGATGCAGAATCAAGGGACCAAGATGCCACAGCGTTCTACCTATCGACACGATGGAAGCACACAGCAAACCATATCAGAGTGAGGGACAGTTATACCTCAGCAATCACAGGACAGATACTTAGAGATAACAACATCCAGGTAGACCACATAGTGAAGCGGTCTCTGTTACCTGAGGGTGACTGGTACAACTCAGACAACCTATGGCTCCTAAGTCGAAGAGAGCACCAGCTTAAGACCAACATGGAAGCTAAGATGCTTAGGGAAGGCAAGGGAGATATGCTCAGGCACCTTACTAAGGAATGGTGGTCTAAGGTGCTTAGGGACAGGCTCTATGGAAATTAACGCAGGCTTACGTATTAAAGGTATAAGAGGGATTGGTCGATTTTAACGCAAGCTTACGTATTAAAGGTATAAGAGGGATTGGTCGATTTTAACGCAAGCTTACGTATTAGTTATGTAAGAGGAAGTTGATAGTGAGATTCCTGATTGGTCCGTCATTACCAGTCAAACTCGACACCCAGTGAAATTAAAACATTTTTTCACAAAGTCGGGCATGAAATCTCACAAACCCCCGCCCCTATTGACTTTAGGAAAGTACCTAACACAACAAAGTGTCGTCCTTTTTAAAGCCAACGTTTTGAAAATGTTTTTATATGGTGTCCCCCGCACTGATAATCACGGCTTGAAACGTTGAAGTATCAAGGTTTTTTTCCTCTTTCTTTCCTTGATATGGGTGCGGACTTTGACCAATCTCTAATTTTTCCTGTGACCTGTATGTCGACATAGCGTTGATATATGGGTCTTTTTTTGTACATAAAAATAATCAATTTAATGAAAGGTGCGTACTTTGATATGGCAAGACAAACTAAGATAGACTCTAACGGCCGTCCTGAGCAAAAGGCTAGGGCAGAGAAGCTTCGTGAAACGTCTGAGGGACAACAAGGACTTCAATTAACTCCACCAAGACACCTGGATAAGATAAGCTCACGCCTATGGACCCAGCTGGTACCACAGCTAAACAAGTCAGGACTTATCACTGAATCAGACAAGCCAACGTTAGAAGCGTTCGTGATGGCATATAGCATGATTCGACAATCATGGGAATCCATTAAGGAAAACGGAACAACATACATGTCAGATAGCGGGCGTATTTATAAGAACCCATCAGCAGACATCCTAAGTGACCAGCAAACAAAGCTAAGAATGTTAGGGGCAGAACTTGGATTGTCTCCATCTGCCAGAGCAAACCTGATGGACTTAAGTGTTGCGGATGATTCTGAGGACTTCGATAACTTGATGAGTAAGCTGGGAATTAACGGAGGTGATAAGTAATGAACCTTGATAAGTTAGACCTGAGCCAATTTGACGATGTGTTTAAGAAATATCCAGATGAGCCAACGGTGGCCTATGCCCGTTCTGTGTTGACTGGTGATAAGGTTGCAGGTGATTTAATCCAAAGAGCTTCGTTCAGGCATCTAAGGGACTTACAACGCCAATGGGACGATGATAATTTCAGATATACCTATCAGCCTGAGCGTACATCAGCTGTTATAAACTTTGCTGGCTTACTTCGTGACCTGGAGACCAAAGAGCTCTTCGTGTTAACACCTTATCAGGAGTTTATTATCGGCCAGCTGGAAGGATGGATTGACCCAACGATAGAAGGGGCTAAGCGTTTTGACCGTGCTTATATCAGCATGAGCCGAGCAAATGGAAAGACCGCTATCATGGCCGTCTTAGCGCTGTACAACTTTCTTTTTGGACAACCTAAGACAAACAGACAACTTGCCGTAGCATCGGCCGACAGTAGTCACGCAGACGCCTTATATGGTTATATGAGGTCACAATGGACAGACCTAAAAGCTGGAGCATTCACATCTGTTCAAAGACGACTTAAGGTTGAAGACAATAAGTTGCAGATGACGATTCCAAGTCAATCTACTGTGATGCGTAAGTTATCTGCTCAGTCAGCACCCAGCGATGGTGTCGGGCATTTTGGGTACGCTATTGTGGATGAGTATCACCTATTCCAAGACAGAAGCTTTATCAACTCGATTACAAGTGGACAGGCTTTTATGCCGTTCTCACAGGTGGTCTTTATCAGTACCGCTGGAGTGGACTTAAGAAGCCCTATGTACGCTGATTACAAGCGCTTTAAAGAGGTATTTAACAAAGGTAATTATCAGGACATTGATACATCCTTATTCTTATTCTGGCAACAAGACAATGATGATGAGATATACCACCCAGAGACTTGGATTAAGAGTAATCCATTGTTTGAGATTGAAGCTAAGCGTATCTCAGCGACAAGTAAGCTTATTTCAGAACGTGATGAACTTATGGCAAACGGGAAGCTTCCTGATTTCATTACCAAGAACATGAACAGATTCGTTAATGCTAAGGACGATGCGTTCCTTACAGCAACCCAGCTTGAAAATATCGTGATACCAACAGAGGACTTCGATATAACTGGCCGTGATGTATTCATAGGCATGGACTTCTCAGCTACATCAGATGATTCTGCGTTAGGATTTTTATTCCCATACGTTGCTGATGATGGCTCACACAAATTCCACTTATATGGCCATTATTTTATTCCTTGGGAACGAGCAGGGAGTGTACCAGCCAAGTCTAAGCAAGATGGTATCAACTACGAGCACTCTGAGGAGTTAGGATATTCCACAATCAGTACCGATGAGTTTGGACAGATAGACCAGAGACAGATATTTGAATGGCTCACGGATTTCATAGAGACCTATCACTTAAAAGTACATGCGGTTCTATATGACGCCTGGAATAGCCAGTCGTTCGTTGAGAAGCTGGATTCAGCATTCCCAGACCTATTGCTTATGCCAGTTAAGCAGACAACACCTCAGCTGTTTGAGCCCACGAAGTTTCTGCGTAATGGAATTATCAGAGGTGAGATTACCCGCTTTGAAGACGAAGTTATGATGGCAGGACTATCCAATGCGATTACAGTAGGAAACGTTGCCGGTTATAAGATTGATAAGAACAAACATACAGCCAAGATTGACGTTGTTGATAGCTTGGTAAATGCGCTGTATGAAGGCATGTATTACTTTGAAAATTACACTAACGTTGAGCAAACCAAGTCAAAGAACTTTATGTCAGGTTGGAGCCCAGAGCAAATCAACGAGTATTATATGAACCTCACGTTTTAACCGTTGACTACAAATGTATTCATCCTTATAATTAAGTACATAGTCCAACGGATATACGAAAGGGCAAGGAAAGTATTATGACAACGTTAACTGTTCGTTTAAATGATGAGCAACATAACTTAATAAAGGAATCTGCTGAATTTCATGGTGAGACGTTGGCTGACTTTATTCGAGAAACTTTAATGAGCCGTATCGAAGACGAGTTAGACTATGCGCAAGGTATTGCTGTCTTGAATGAAAATAATGCTACCGTATCACGTGATGAAGTTTTGAAGCAGATTATGGGTGAATAAAATGTTTCAATGGCAATTTGACGAGAAGGCCTTAAAAAACTTTAAGAAGCTGGATAAGCCAGTTCAAATTAGAGTTTTGAAGTGGCTTGATGAGAACATACAGAATACAGCTGACCCTAGACTACAAGGGAAGGCTTTAAAGGGTAACTTTAAGACCCTTTGGAGATACCGAGTTGGTGGTTATAGAATCATCGCAGACATCAGAGATGAGATGTTAACTGTATTAGTTCTGCAAGTTGCCAAGCGTGGTGATGTTTACAAGAAATAGCTATAAGAAGACCTGGCCTTAATTGGGCTGGGTCTTTTTTTTGTACATTTTAACGCAGGTCAACGTAATAGCATTGTAAATACATGATGAAAATTTCATATAGAGAAAGGAGAGTGTATGGTTAAATTTATTCCGCTGATTCTGTTCCTTATGGGATTCGTAACGACTGCCGTAGGGTCATTTTTATTGAATACGATTATCGGCCTATTCGTAACCGGAGCATTTCTGATTATCCTGGGTCTAATGTCAGCAACCGCCTTGAACACTCAAGGTGAGCAACGATGAGCATTTTAAACAGTATCTTTAATCCAACCGGTGAGACACGTAGCTCTGTATCAGTATCAGCCGGCTCTATGGCGCCATTTATCGTAAGTGGAAACAGCCTAAGCCCAGATGCCTTAGTATCAGCTGATGTGGCCTTAAAGAACTCTGATTTGTATGCTGTCACAAGCTTAATCAGTTCAGACATAGCGGGCGCCCGATTTAATGGAGTTGGCCCATATGTTGACCTATTAAATCAACCATCAACCGATGTGGCGCCTTATAACTTTTGGCAAACGTTCCTATTGAACCTTCTGTTAAACGGAAATGCTATCAGTATTATCAAGCGTGATGCTAAGGGCCTTGCAATTGGGCTTATCAACGTGCCTACAAGCGCTGTGACAATTGACCTAGACGATGTAACTGGTGTTGTGACCTATAAGGTAAGCGCCTTTGCAAACGTTCCTGGTGGGTCTTATAAGGCCTCTGACGTTATCCATGCACGTGTTATGGCTTACGGGCCTACGATGCTTGATAACTTACTTGGACACAGCCCACTTGAAGCCCTAGCCACTGAGCTTCGACAACAGGCTACGGCTAACAGGCTTACATTGTCCACTTTGAAGAATGCTATCAATCCTAGCGCTATCCTGAAGCTCCCTGAAGCCGGAATGATGACTGATGAAGCTAAGGAAGCTGTGCGGTCATCCTTTGAGAAAGCAAATTCTGGTGAGAACTCAGGACGCACAATTATCTTAGACGAAACAGCCAACTTCTCAACGGTCTCAATTAACGCAGACGTTGCTAAGTACCTAACCAGTTTGGACTGGGGACGGTCACAGATTGCTAAGGTGTTTGGTGTTCCCGATAGCTACCTAAACGGCACAGGGGACCAACAGAGCTCACTGAGCATGATTACAGCGCTATATGTGAACGGATTGAACAAATACATTGAGCCGATGCTCTCTGAGTTGAATATGAAGCTTGGTGACGGTATCAATATTGATATGCAATCCATTACAGACTATGGTAACCAACAACTTACAACCAACCTAATTAACTTAGTTGATAAGGGCATCGTTGGTACTGAGGAAGCCCATGACCTCCTAACGCAGAAGGGGGTGATATAGCATGGCAGAAGTTGAATACAGAGCAGTTGAGCTTGATGCTGGTGAGCTTAGGGCTGGCCAAGGTGATTCCATAGGACAAATTGCAGGATATTCAATCGTATGGGACACGCCGTCAACAAACCTACCGTTTATCGAAGTAATCAAGGCTGGTGCACTTGATGGTGTAGACCTATCAAAGGTTTTGGCGTTGTATAACCATGATTTTGCTAATGTGTTGGGTCGTGTTGATAGCGGTACGCTCAAGCTGGATATTGATAAGCATGGTTTGCACTTTACACTGGACATTCCCAACACCACTCTTGGAAGAGACATTTATGAGCAAATCAAAGTTGGAAATCTTAAAGGTCTATCCTTCAGGTTCACAATTGCCGATGGTGGTGAACAATGGAAGAACGTTAACGGGAAGCCTGTTAGGTACATCAGCAAGATTGCTACGATGCGGGAAATAAGCATTGTATCAGTACCAGCCTATGACGATACCAGCGTTGAAGTAACACGAAGCTTCAAAGAGTTCACAAAGCAATCAGAATACAAGGCTAAGGTGCTAAGCATCTTACCAACCTATGAAATCGACATCGGGTAACTGGTGCCGGTTTTATTTTACTCACAGAAAGGAAATCACATGGAACGACTAAACAAGTTGAATGAAGAGTTGGCGGAAAAGAAGTCAATTCTGAACTCAAAGATTGAAGAAGTTCGTGCTGGTGCAGAAGATGATGTTACTGACGTAGCCGATGTTCAAGCCGGTATGGAAGAAGTAAAGCAACTCAAGGAAGAAGTCGAAACGTTGACAAGCCAAATTGAGACTATCAATGAGGCGCTGGATTTGGAGTCTGAATCCGAACCAGAAGCACCCGAAGATAACGCTACGGAGACAGCAGAAGACGCTAAACCAGAAGATAAGCGTGATGGGGAAGATGACGACATTATTATTCCAGATGACACAGCAGACGAAGAGATTAACTCAGCAGAAGAAACACGTTCAGGAAAGGAACTAACAAACATGGAAGCAGTAATTGGAAAGAACAACTCAGCATTTGAAGATTTTTTGAAGACAGGTGAAGTGCGTGATGGATTGACGACGGTTCAAGGAGCTGTGGTAATTCCAAAGGAAATCTTGGACATCCAAAAGGTTCCAAATGACCCAACGCAATTGGCATCATACGTTAACCGTGTATCAGTTACCTCTGGTTCAGGAACTTTGCCAGTATTGGCTAAGAACACAGCACGCTTGGCATCTGTTGAAGAGCTAAAGGTTAACCCAGAATTGGCAGAAATGGGATTGACGGGTGTTGATTACAAGGCTTTGACTTACCGAGGTGTAATGCCAGTATCAATGGAAATGTTGCAAGATGCACCTGAGATTGAATCAGTTGTTTCAGCTTACGTTTCAGAAGCTAAGGCTTTGACTGAGCAATACAAGATTGGTGAAGTATTGCAAAAGGCTACGGCAGTTGCTGTATCAGACGTTGATGGTATCAAGGACGCCTTTAACAAGGGATTGTCAAACTACAACCGTATGTTCGTTGTATCTGAGTCATTCTTTGCTGAAATCGACAAGGTTAAGGATGCAGACGGTCGTTACTTGTTGCAAGACTCAATCACTGCACCATCAGGTAAGCAATTGTTGGGTGCCCCAGTAGTTGTAGTTGCCGATGACGTTCTTGGTAAGGCTGGTGAAGCTCACGCCTTCGTTGGTGATGTAAAGGCCTTTGCTTTGGAGGCTATGCGTTCAGATATCGCTGTTGAGTGGCAAGATGATGACATCTTCGGTAAGAAGTTGGCCGTTGCATTGCGTGCCGACTGGCAAGTTGCTGATGCGCAAGCTGGTAAGTTCTTGACGTTTGCCCCAGCCCCAGCACCAGCTTCAAAGTAATCTAACAAAATAAACACTTTTACGACAGCTATGTAAGCCACATGGTAAATACATAGGCTGTGAGTACCGCCATATGGAATGATAGCAATACCACTGGGCCAATCCTTTGGGGCGGTTATTAAACAACAAACATGAAAGGAGGCCACCAATGGCACTTATTACACAACAGGAGTTGGCTGATGAGCTACATATTGACCAGAGCCCCACTGAGCTTGCTACGTTAAGCACATTGATTAAGGACGCCAGTGCATTGATTCGTGGCTCAATTGATTCACAGCTAACGGAACAGGTAGCCCTTCAGGTGGCCTCTGAACAGTTCAACAGATTGGTTGGTTCCGTAGCGACATCGTTGTATTACGATAGGGCGCTCACAGGTGGCTTCTCACACGGTCAAATGATTGTTCTTCAGCAACTTACAGGAATTGTTAAAGGAGGTGCTTAAATGGCAACATTTAAACCTTCTGATTTCAATCGTAAGGTAGACTTTGGGACTGTGAAATCGAAGCAGAATCCTAACAACGGTAGCATCAAGAAGACCTTCGTAAAGCAATTCAGCCTATGGTACGCACCTAAGACCCGCACGTTAAACCAACAGTATCAAATTCAAGGTACCTCTCTCGACAACACGAAGTTGATTGTTGTTAGGCATAACGCGGCTTTGGAAAATATCAAGACGGCTCAGATTGACGGTGTGATGTACGACATTGTTCAGTACAGCCCAGATGAGAGTAACACCATTATTGCGTATGACTTCGTAACATTGAAACGGAGGGCATAGGATATGGCAGAACAATCATTAGAGGACATCTTGAACGCCTTCGTAGCAGACGCAGAAGCAATCTCAACTCAGATGACCGTTGAGGATAAAGCTAAGGTGACTAAGGCAGGCGCTGAGGTATTTGCTAAGGAAGTTGAAGCAGAGTACAAGGCTAATCACTACCGCCATCGTGAGACCGGAGAGAATCCTCACTTAGCTGATTCAGTTATTGTTCAGAACAGTAATGTGGATGGTATGAAGACAGGTGCATCAACCGTAGGATTCTCAAAGGACAAGGCTTATATCGCCAACTTCATTGAGAATGGTACAAAGCGTCCTATGTACACAAGCAAAGGTCGTAAGTACAAAAACGGTGGACAGGTGCTAATCAACGCTGACCATACGATTGACAACTTACGAAACAGCCCTGAGTTGCAAGCTAAGATGCTACAAGCTCAAGCAGAAGCATATAAGAAGATTATCGATGGGAGGAACAAGTAATGGTACCAGTGGAAGAAATTAAAGACGTGGTTCATTCAGTGTTCCCCGATTGGCAAGTATACTTCTATGCTATCCCAGAGGAAGTCATTGATGATAAGAACGTTACTCAGGTACTGATTATAGAGTCCAACTCAGGCATCACAACCTATGGTAATGGCACGTTCAATGAGATGGCTCTAGGGTATCGTTTGCAGGTCTTTTACGGCCTTGATGAAGAGAACCTTATCGGTAAAGAGATAACACTGTATAAAGCCTTAGAAGGGCTCTCATGGCGTATTACAGACAGCCAGCCACGGTACTTGGATATAAGCCAAACCGATGGGCAACAGATGATTAAAAATATCGAAATAAATAAGACAGTAAGCATTGATGAGATTGACCTATAAGGTTGACCTCATTTTTTATTTGAAAGGAAGTATAAACGATGGCACAAGTAGGATTGAAGCACACATACCTAGCATTGATTGGTGCAGATGGTAAGATTTTGAAGGGTGATGCAGGTTTAACTGCTGATGGATTGTACACGTCTAACTTTAAGGACTTGGGTACTGTTTCAGCTAATATCACGAACATCAGCACGAACGGAACTCAAGTCTTCGGTGACAACGGAATGGTGGACGTAACTAAGGCTAAGTCATTCCCACAAGTAGCAGGTGTATGGAATAACTTGCCATTCGACATCAAGGCTAAGTTGTTGGGAAGAGAAAGTGACGGAGCCGGTGGGTATGTTCAATCATTGGACTTGCCACAAGTTGCTTTGATTGTTGAATCAGAGACGTTGGACCGTAAGAACTCAATCTTCTACGCCTTTGCAAATGGTCAAATGTCAGAGACTGCTGTTAACGCACAAACTGACAACGCTAACGAGTCTCGAGTAACGGATGCATTGACATACCAATCATTCGGAGTTGACGCTTGGAATGGTCAAGGCATGAAAATGTTCTTCAGTGGAGACGCTAAGTTCGATAAGGCTAAGATGTTGGCAGAAGTTGCAGGTGGATATGCTGAAGCAACTACGCCCAGCACAGACAAGTAAAGTTACACCAATCGTCTTACAGCCACGACAATAAATAGGCTCAAATGGGGTGAGAAGCCCAATTATGGACGAGGGTTCACTTGATTAGTCAGGTGAGCTCTCTTTTTTTGTACAACGGAAAGGAAATACATGATGAAGATTTCATATAAAGAACTACGCAAGACACCATTTGAAGTTAAGGCAAGCTTGAAGAACCTGAAGAAGACGTATGCTATCCAATTGAAGCTGGCTACGTTAGAGGACGCTATGAGTGAAGATGCCCCTGTGGAATCACTACAAGCAGTCTTGGGAGCCTTGGATAACGTTACAGAATACATCGTAGATACGTTGAAGTTGAAGCCAACTGAGATTGAAGCACTTGAAGAGCTATCTCAAGACGAAGTTATGGCTATCGCACAACGTTTGAACATGCGTTTGATGGGAATGTCAGAGAAGGAAATTGAAGAGGCCCTAAAGCCAACTAAGGACGATGAAGAGGGTTTAGAGTAGCCCCAGCCCAACGAGTCATTGATTACTCTAACCACATCTTGGATTTACAACTTTTTGAGAAAGAAGTGATGACCAACTTGCATTGGAGTGTTGATGATATTGAAGAAGCAGAATATGAGCCACTGATGGAAATCATGAACGCTAACGAAGATAACCGTAAGTATTCTTCAGAAGAAATGATGAAACAGTGGATGTCACTACCTGATTAAGAAAGGAGGAAGTAAATGGTAAAAGAAAAAGTAGCTGGCCTAATGTCCACAGAAATCGGACTTGATACAGCTAAGGCAACAGAATCTCTTAACCAACTGAAGTCTGCTGTTAAGGACTCAACGAACGAGTGGAAACAGATGGAAAGCCAGATGAAACAATCTGGTGATGAGATTGGTGCTTCTGAAGCTAAGTATAAGGGACTTACACAGTCCGTTGAGAAGCAACAAGATGTGTTGGCAAAGCTCAAACAAGAGCAGTCAGAAATCAATCGAAGTACAGAATCTGGAGAGCAGACCTATCAGAAGTATGCTTCCCAAATTACACAAGCAGAACGACAGTTGGCCTCTATGACATCTCAACAACAGAAGGCCAAACAAGCCTATGAGTTGCAAGAGTCTGGAATTGCTGGGCTTAACAAAGAAATAAGACAGAATATTCAAGAGACTGAAGCTCAAGTTAACCGGTTAAAAGCTGAGGGTAAAGAGACTGAAGCCATTGATGTTCAGAAAAAGGGATTAGCACGGACGCTTGAGAAGCAAGGTCAACTCTACGAAGCCCAGCGTAAGCAATTGGATAGGATGACCCAATCTGGTGAAGCTTCAAGTGAGGCAATATCGAAGCAAAAGATTGCACTTGATAAGACAGGTACATCAATTGCTAAGGGTAAGCAATCACTTGAAGAATTAACTGAGCAACAGCGTAAAGCTAAGACGGCTTATGGACTTCAATCGGACGGTATTACAGAGCTTAACCGCAAGATTAAAGAAAACGATGAGCTGACAAAGCTCCAGACAGACCGCTTAGATGCTGAAGGTCGGAAAACTGAATCGGTTGCTAAAGCCAAAGAGGGTCTAAGAACCAAGATTTCCTTAATGAATCAGCTGTACGAGAAGCAAGCTAATCACTTGAAACAATTGGAGTCGGCTGAGGGAGATAATACCGATGCAATATCGAAGCAGAGGCTTGCCTTAGAGCGTACTAGAACGGCTATCGCTCAAGCAGATTCCAACATGAAGGGGCTATCAAAGACTTCTGAGAAGGCGTCTAGCACATTCTCTGAAGTATTCAAAGGAACGGCCCTAGCACAAGGTGCAATGCAAGCATTTAACAGCGTCAGGACGTCCATAGAGGGCGCTATCGAGGCTGGAGCGGAATATAACAAAGAACAAGACACGATGAAGACCGTTTGGCACGCTTTGACAACAGAAGCGCCTCAAGACGGTAAGGAATTGATTGGCTTTATCAATGATATGGCTAATTCGAGTATCTATTCAGCTGATTCAATCAATGAAATGGCGCAATCGTTCTATCACGTTGGTTCTAACGCTAAGCAGACTAAACAATGGACTCAAGATTTCATCAATCTGGGCTCAACGATGCACTTATCCAACGCTGAAATTGCGGAATCTGGTAAGACGTTTGCCAAGATTGTTGCCGGCGGTAAGGTTGGTGCTGAAGACCTGAACATGATGATTGACAGGTTTCCTATGTTTGGTGAAGCGGTCCAAAAGGCGTCTGGAAAGTCGATGCAAGAGCTTCGGCAGATGTCTTCACAGGGTAAGCTGACCTCAGATGTCTTCGTTAAGGCTATGGATGAGCTTGGTGTTAAGTATAAGGATGGACAAGCAGAAGCGATGACAAGTTTCCAGGGTATGACGATGTACCTTGGTAAGCGTAGAGCGCAACTGTTCGGTGAAATTGAGCAATCATCGTTTAATATGTCGAAGAAGATGAAGTCTGATTTACTGGACATCACTTCGGATAAGTCGATGGAGAAATACGCTCAAGCAATTTCTCAGGCAATGGGCAAAGTTATGGCTGTTGTCGAGAAGATGGTTGAATATATCCGAGCTCATAAGAAGGACATCATGGAGATGTTCTCTAACATTGCCAATATTACAGTAATCCTGGGTGGAGCTATCTGGAATACCATCAAGGGCACGATTATTGGTGTTGCTAAGGCCATAGGTGCGATAGGTGGCAATGCTAAGAAGTCACATGACCCACTTAAGACTATCAACGGTGCTCTGGAAGCCATATTGAGGCATAAGGGAGCTATCAAAGCGCTTGGAGCTGTTATTGCCACGGCATTCATGGCTAAGAAAATGGTTGATTTCGGTAAAGGTGTTCATTCCACCATATCTGACATCAACGGTATGCGTCAGGCGCTTGTAAGATTAGCCACGTCTGAGAAAGTTGCAACAGGCGCTCAAAAAGCCCTGACATTTGCACAGAAGGCCTTTAATCTTGCTCTTAAGGCTAATCCAATTGGGTTGGTCATCACGGCTATTACAGCCCTTGTTGTAGCGTTTGTTGAGCTGTACAAGCACAATAAGAAATTCCGTGCATTCATCAACGGCCTAGTACAATCAGCCGGCAAGTTCTTCAAGCCACTTGGCAAGTGGGTAGCTTCAGCAACTAAGATAGTCGGCAGATTCTTCAAGAACATCGGTAAGTGGTTTGGTGGTGTTGGTAAGTCTATCGGTAACGGTGCAAATGTCATCGGAAAGTGGTTCTCAGGCCTTGTAAAGGGATTCCAGAAAGGTTGGAACTCATTTACTAAGTTTGCCACGAAGTTGCTTAAGACGTTTGCCAAGATTGTGCTGATTTCAATGGCTTTGCCTATTGGAATTGGTGTTACCTTGATGAAGCCTTTAGTTGGCCCAATGAAGAAGATTATTGGTGACCTTGCTAAGTGGCTTAAGAAAGTTTGGGCACCGGTATCAAAGGCGTGGACCAATACTTGGAACTCGATTGGTAAGTGGTTCTCTGGAGTATTGAACAGCATCTCAAAGGCATGGAACAACACTATGTCAGCCATCCGTAACACGCTCAGCAAGTCAATGGATGCTATCTCAGGTGCATGGTCACGTTCTTGGAATAGTATTGGTGATTTCTTCACCAGTATCTGGAACAAGATGGTTCGTGCTTTCAAGCCTATCATCGATTCAATTCACCGTATTGTGTCTGATACAGTTGGTGCAATCTCAGGTACTTGGAGCAAGGCGTGGAATGGCATTGCAGACTTCTTTGGTGGCATTTGGAACAAGTTAGTACGTACTGGTGACAGCGGTGTCAACTCTGTTAAAAATGTGTTCACACCGGTGTTAGATGCAATCAGTCGAGTGTTCTCAAACACTTGGAAGGACATCACAGATGGCTTCGGTTCTATGTGGAATGACATGATGGGCTGGGCTAAGTCTGGTATCAATGGTGTCATCGGGATTATCAACAACGGGATTGGGGCAATCAATAGCGTTATCGGTATGTTTGGTGGTTCTCGTGGATTGTCACGCATACCTAAGTTTGCTAACGGTACCAAGGGCGCTCCGAAGGGGTTGGCTATCGTCAACGATGCCCCTGGAGAGAATTATCAAGAAGCTATCATCGATAATTCTGGTAAAGCCATGGTACTTGAAGGACGCAATCGATTGGTTGAGTTCAGTGGCGGTGAAACGGTTATCCCAGCTCATGCCTTGCCACACTTTGCTAGTGGTACAAGTGACTGGTTAAGCAGTGCTGTTGGTTGGGTTGCCGATAAGTGGACGCAATTAACATCATTCTTACGTGAGCCAATCGTGGCATTAACCAATGTCATGCATCGTGCCGTGGGAACTATTACAGGTAGCCCACTAGTTTCAACAGTTGCTCCAATGATGACACAAGGTCTAATTCACGGAATTGCCAGTCCAATTGTCAACATGTTGTCTGGAATTAAGGGTAAGCATGATTCAGATGAACACAAAAGTTTGCTAAAGCGCTTGTTTGGTAAGGGATTTGCACAAGGTGGCGTGGTATCGCAACACGGCTTCTACGAGATTGCAGAGCAAAACATGCCAGAGATTATCATTCCACTTGACCCAGCTAAGAGGCCAAGGGCTAACGACTTACTTGCACAGGCAAATGAAAGAATCAACGGAAATAATAAGGTCGCAGGAAATTCATCAGTTGTAAATGAAGGGGATTCTTACAACATTACAATACAAGTGAACGCAGATTTGACACCTGGCACACTACAAAAGTTGCAAAAGGTTGTCGAAGATTCAATCACACGTAAGCAAAACGCACGTACAAGGGCGTTTGGATAACATTAGGAGGATAGTGAAATTGAACAGAGGCAGTTTCGTATTAGGTCACCAATTAACGAGTGACCAACTTGACGCAAGGATATTGAATTATCCAACAATCACAGTGCCAGAGCGTAAAACAACGCTGAATACTAGTCCTGTCGGCATCGATAGGGCTATTTTGTTTGACGATGGTGCTTATAACAACAGAGACATTCAATTGATTATTGGTTTCGAGGGTAAACAGGCAGATAGCAACATTCAAAAGTTCTTATCTGCATTGGACACAGGCAAGTACATTGATTTTCAAATGTATTCTGACCCTGATTACACGTATCAAGTCATCAGGCAATCCACGGGTACAATTGCACGCCCAACCTACTCGGACAGTTACCGTGAGTTAACCATTACATTGTCTTCAGCACCATATCGCTATGTGGCACCAGCACAAGCACCAGCTACGATTACCCGTACCACATTAACACTGGTTAATCCAACCAATTATGTGGCCAAACCATACATCAAGATTATCGGTGATAATAACGTGATATTAAGGATAAACGGAGTCGAGTACAACTTCACGAACGTTACTGGTTCAATCGAGTTGGACAGCGCTATGCAGAACGTGTGGCGGGTTAACAATGGTGTCATGATTAACGAAAACGCTAAGATGGCTGTTGGGCCGTTCCCAACGTTGAAGCCTGGTAACAACACCCTTTGGGTCAGCAGTGGTAATGCAACGATAGAGCCAAGATGGAGGACACTATAAATGACACCGATTTTGTACAAAAGTGATGAGATTGATTTCACTAACAACGGATTGGGACAATTGAATGAACTTTACTCAGTTGATATTCAAGAGCAACGAAACGGCTTGTTAACGTTCACAGGGTCATATCCAGTTACAGGACAACATTATGCCGATATTACAGAAGGTCGGATTATCCTTGCTAAGCCATCACCCCTTGATGATAACCACGCCTTTCGTATCGTGAATACACAGTTGGATATTTCCGGTCATTCATTACAGATTGAGGCTGATTCAATTACCTATGATTTGACGCATAATCTTGTGAAGTCAGTGACGATGCAGGGGAATGGTTCCACAGCCATGAGCCAATTACAAAAAGCCATCGTTAACCCAAGTATCTTCACGCTGTATTCCGACATCACGACAAGCTCAACATCTGTTCTCAATTACGTGAACCCAATGGAAGCCATTGCTGGTACACAAGGGTCATTCCTACAATATTGGGGCGGTGAAATGAAGCGGGAGAACCGCAGAGTGGCTATGTTAAACAGACGTGGTCGAGATAACGTGGCAACATTCCGACTTGGTAAGAACATCAATGGATTACGATACACGGTCGATACATCAAACTTGGTCACACAGATTATTCCAATGGTAAACGTATCGCAGGGTGATACAACACGCTATGTTGAGGGGAACACAGTTTATTCCAAGCGTGTGTATAGCTACCCGATTTACTACACGCAGTCTGTTGATGTAACCGATAAGATTACGATTAACGAGAGTGACAGTGATGTGACTATTATTGAGCGGATAAATGCGTATGCCAGCAACTGGTTTACCAAGTCTGAGAATACTGGGAAAGATTTGCCTGATGTAACAATCGAGGTTGATGTGTTGAGCTTACAGGATTCAGCTGATTACAATGACAAGTTTGCTAAGTTGGAGACTATTGGCTTGACCGACACGGTAACAGTTTACGTACCAGAATATGGTGTAAACGTTACTGCCATCGTAAATGAGTTGCATTATGACCCAATCGGAGAACGTGTAACCAGCATGGTCGTGGGAACCGCCAAGCTATCATTTGCAGAAGCCAACCAGAACGCTTTATCAGATTTGCAAGGTAAGGTTACTCACGCCCAAGAGCAAGCCACACAGGCCGTTATTAGTGCCAATGGTAAGAATTCAAACTACTCTGGTCGTAATGAGCCTGCACACCCACAAGAAGGTGACACATGGTTCTGGGACGATGGCTCTGATTCAGGCATTCGTGTATTCACCAACGGTAAGTGGGTTGATTCAGTGGACACTCAAACACAAAAGCGTATTGATAATGCTGTTGATGACGCAATTGATACATCCAAGGCTTACACAGATGAACTCAATGATAAGCAGGCTAAGTTGACCAGTGACCTAAATGATAAAGTCACCAATGGAGAAGCAGTATTAAAGCAAGAGATTGCCGATAGAGAATCTGGTGATAGCGTTACATTGCAAGCGGGTAAGGACTTCGTAACCAGCCAAATTAAAAGTTATGACACCGGTATGCAGAGCCAAATTTCCCAAGTGAGTGATGGCATAATGGCCCAAGTATCAGCAACCAATTTGATTGTGGATTCATCATTCGTTAATGGCCTTGCTAACTGGTCACTATCAGGCGACATACTTTGGAGAATTGATAATTCAGACATGCACGAGGGTGCCCGTATTGCTAACTTCTACAATGGAAGTGTTGATTTTTACCGCAAAATCTCGACACTGGCAAGCGTACCAATCAGCACAGGGAGCTTGGGTGGTAATCAGTTCCATGCAAGTTTTGACATGTATGCCCGTTCGTTTGGGCCTAACGCCTACTTTAAAGCCGAGGTTATTCAACAAGATGTTAATGGTCAAACTACCAAGTCAACACCAATTGGCGGGTCATTTGATACGGCAACAAGTGGCTGGAACACTTACAGTGCTGATATTACGCTTGATTTGAGGACAAAATCACTATACTGGCAATTCACGCAGTACAGCCACGGTAATGTGTCAGTATCACGGCCTTACTTAGGGTCAACGAAGCTACCTACGGGCGCTTATATTCCTGGTGCAAGCACAGATAACTCAACAACTTTAAAGCTGTTCAATGATTTCTTTGCGCTTGGTATTCAAGATAACACTGGTGCGTTAATTTCTGGAATTAACGGGGACTCATCTGGCCTTAACATCGTTGGTAAAAAGCTAACTGTTACTGGTGATACTGCCTTTATTGGAAAGAATTTCATGGACGGTGCACTGATTAAGAACGCCTCGATTGGAACTGCACAAATTGCAGACGCTTCGATTACAAATGCTAAAATTGCCAGCCTTGATGTGAACAAGATTTCTGGTAACGTGTCGAACTTTATCCAATCCAATTGGAACGGTAGATATGAATCTACCCAAATAACTGCTGATGGTATGACAGTTAGCACAAGCAATATTACGACATCGTTCGGTTATGATGGTCTGAACCAAACGGCGGCTGGAAAATCCATTGGTGGTATCGGAATAATTGGTAATACTGGCATGCCATCTAACTATAAGGGACTGTCATTCAATCTTGATGGAACAGGTGATTTTATGGCGTTTTCCGCAAGAAACAACGGTACAACATCTGGGACTTATCCTACTAAGCTGGCATGGTTTAGAGGAGGTAACGCACAAAAGCCTGCTGGTGCTGACACTGGTTGGACATTTTATGACCAAGTAACATTCAATAACGATATAAATGTACAAGGTAAAACTAACCAGAAACTTGGCTTTAGCACTCAAACATTTAATGGTTTCAATTATCCATACTTTGGTGATAATCGTGGGCAAGCTGGGCTGGCCTATGGTTCAGGTGAAACTTACTTGTTATCAGGAACAAACTACTACTTTTTAAGTCGTGTTATTAAGGCCTTAAGTGGGCTTGGTGCTGTAAAAATACCGCAAACAATTAATTCAAATGGAACAGTTGCTAAGTGGCTCAACGTCACTTTATAAGATTGGAGAATAAACATGGAACAAGCACAACAACAAACTTTGCAAAATCTCGGTTTTGAGATTGCTAACAAGGCAATTGAAAATGCCCAACTTCGGGCGCAATTGAGCACTTTGCAATCAGAGAACGAACAATTGAAGTCACGCATTGACGAGCTTGGCAAGGAGGAGAAGTAATGGCACAAATTGATAAGACAACGCAATTCAACGAACAGCTATCAATCACCGCAGAAGATGGTGGCACAGTGAACTACGCAACTTTGAGTGGTTCGATTGACCAATATGGTGTTCCATCAATGGGCTACTACATCAACGATGGTGTCATTTATCGTGAACATCTATCTGATTTTCGGACAGCATGGTCAGCATTCCAAGACACGGTGTTTGCAGAAGCCGATAAGGTGGCCGATAAGGTTGCTAATACAGTAGCGGAATAGCGGGGTAGAATTATGGGATTCTTCCCACACGACTTAGCAGGTTGGCTTACAGTGGTTGCGACATTAGCTGGTGCGATGTGGTTTGTCATTCAACATACATTTGTTAAGTCAATCAACAGCTTAAATAAGACCATTGCTGGGCTACAAGAAACCCTTAAGTCCTACGACAGACGACTTGATGACCATGAGAAGCGTCTATCTATAATCGAAGATTGGAGAGAGCATCACGATGAATAACTTAATAACGTTTGCAGAAGCGCTATGGCAGTCAGGTATTGCTCCAGCGCTTTTAATTTTGCTCATTGGGTACCTATCAAAGCATTTTGCCAACAATAGGCGCCTGGTCGAGTTACTCAAGATTGCATCACGGGCTGTTCAGTACACAGAGGTTACCTTCACTGGAGGCCAGACACAGAAGGCTCAGGCTCTTAGGCAACTTAACGATGCTTTGCTAAAGCACGGTATGGGCAAATGGTTTACTGCTAAGCAGATTGATGATGCTATCGAGACCGCAGTAAAGATGATGAAGGAGACGATAAATGAATAAAATTCTTAGAACCGCCCTGGCAATTGCTGGAGCGGTATTTTTGACGGCCGGCTATCAAACGGTGGCTCATGCGGACACTCCACGAACTGACATGGTCGATGTATCAAATCACAATGGCGCTATGTCGGCCCCTGAGTGGACAGATATGCGGAATACCTATGGTGTCAAAGCCATGGTGACCAAGATTTCCGAGGGTACCACCTATCATGACTGGACGGCCAAGGGTAACATCGCCTCAGCTCAACAGGCTGGCATCTATGTGAACGGTTATCACTACCTCCACGCAACAACGGTGGCTGGTGCGATTGCAGAAGCACAATATGCTGTATCAATGGCGCAAGCTGACGGGTTGACAGTCGGTGCTGTGTTGGTAGCTGATATTGAAGAACCAGCGCAAATGGCAATGGGAGCAAACATGCAAGCCGTAGCAACTGCCTTTGAGAACGAGGTATCCCGTGTTGGTGGGTATCGCTCAACATCGTACACAATGGGCTCTCATATGGATGTGACGCCAGCTGGTGAGAAGGCCTGGATTGCGTCATACCCATATGTGCCTACGTCAACGCAAAATTACTACTCAACTGAGCACGCTTGGCAATGGAGCTCTTCAGCAACGTTCCGTAGCTCTTATGGTGTGTTCGATGTGAACCAGCTGTATGATAATTTCTTCACGTCTGGTCAAACACCAGTGGTTAACTCAGATGATAAGTCAGACCCTGTTGTGGAGCCAGCTAAGCCTGCTAAGGTAAGCGCCATTGACCAATTCAAGAACGCCGGTGATAGGTTCACAGCCTATGGCACGTTCAAGGTGGACAAGATTGCCTATGTAAACGGCATGTGGCAAGCTATCAACTATGATATGGCCGGTGGTAAGGATGTTGATTGTACAATGAACGGTATTCCTTTGGCCATATTAGACAACGTGACACGTGGAAATGTTGCGCCAACTAAGGTGGGTGACACAGTGAAGTTTATGGCTGGATATGATAATGGTACGATTGATGCCTATGATGGCGCTTCAAACGGTGCTGGAATCGTTGAAGGTAGCTATGGCATGGTCTGGTATAACGCCGGAGAATTGCTAAAGAAGTAAGATAAAGCCCTCTGATTGGCTTAGGATTTAACGGTCCTATGCTCGGTCAGGGGGCTTTTTTTGTGTATAAGAATTGCTCTCAGAGGTCCAAAAAGTTCATTACTTAGTGGTATTTGGTCCACTTTGTTACACAGAAACGCTGTCAGGGAGTGTTTTTAGGGTAATAAAAAAGCCTGTTGTGTCTTGGAGGACAAACAACAAGCTTCAGTATGTTTAGCAATTCTATGGAGTAGAAATATGCTGTGTATGCGCTTAAACCTTGATAGCCCAAGGGGTTATCTTGACAAAACGCCGGATTAATTGATAAACTTAGTCTATCAATTAAATATCAGTAAAGGCAAGTGACAGAAGCTACCAACTTCAGTTACGAGCTGTGCCAAATGACCAGAACTCATATGGCACGTTTTTAACTTCCTGATTTCGTATAATCATTATACCATATCAAGAAGTGTAATCAACAGGTAAGGCTCCAAACAGGACTGTAAAAGGTCAGGAGATTACTCAAGGATTCCGTACAGAGCGTGTTAGATGAAGGCACGTAATGTATGGAATCTTTTTTTTGTACTTATAGGTTCATTTGGCAACGGGTTAGACCCCCGTTAGCAGGTTATCCAGCAATGGCGGGGAACATCAACCCCGATTATTCAAATAGATGCCCAAAGGTGTGACTGCTTCACATCTAAGGGGTGCGGGGAGCGTAAGCGGTCTTTGATGCTTCCAAGCCAAATGGCAAAGCCTAAACGAGAAATCGCATGGTAAAAACAGAAGTTACTTACCGGTAACAGACAGGGTGGCTAAAAGGCTCTCAGAGGCTCATATAGGGCGTTTGAGGGCAGAGGTACAGAAAGGCATGTCCACGATGGGAAACCATTACACGTAGGAGTATCAGAGGCGTGAGGATTTGATTAACAACAAGCAGAGTTTCGATGGTCGTGGCTTCGTGAGAAGTGGCTTTAGAGCAGTTGTCCAACATCATAGAGCATTTATTTGTTCTGTGATTCCTACTCAGGGGACAACTGTATACTCCGGAGCATGACAAGCGCTCAAAGTGGCTGATTGGGTCTTGCACGTCAAGAGCTTTTATTGATGGAATCAATCAGGTGGCTGGCCTGCCGGTGAGGCTACTAAGTGCCGGTTGTTACCTATCGTGCGTGATTCCAACCTTATCGGCTTCACATTATCGAACTTGTCCAGCGTGCGTGGTGGATAGCGTTTGGTTGCCTCTTAGGTTCACTGGATGCGATAGCCAGTGATACCACAGCCTATTATGTATCAGTGGTCTACTTTGTGAAATTTGACCACCTATGGCGCTTGTGAAATGCCCCAGAGGGACTTATATGACTTTGTGAAATTGGCTGATTGAGCAATCCACCTTGAGCCCTTGGTAATTGGGCAACTCAGTATAATCAAGATTATGTAACCTTTGATTGGTATACGTGATGCTGGCTTTATATGGACCTTTGTGGATATAATGACTTTGCTGAAATCAAGCGTAATCTTTTAGGACATTCCAGAGCACCATCTTGGGATGTCTTTTTTGTATCGTAAAACAGACCCCTATTCAGTTGTTATGACGATACAGGCCTTGATACGTATAAGTGAACAACCATTCTTTTATAAAGATTCCCCTATCGTCTGATTTGTATCGTATCGCGGTTCGTACTGCGTGGTATCATGTAAGTAAATAGCTGAACTATGGATTATACGGAGGTACACCATGAAACACTTTGATTCAAAAGCAAAGCTTGCTACGGACATTGGCATTACCAGGGCCACTCTATACAGGCGTGCAGACCGATTGGGAATCAACATCGATGACTTAGCGGATGCAGGTATTTCTGATGAGGACTACCAAAAGTTGACGATTGACCAGAGTAGTGGTGCTGTATCAGGGAACGCTTTACGACTGAAGGAATTGGCAAGTGTTCAGGCAGAAATCGAACGTTTAAAGGAAGAGAATACACGTATCACCAAAGAAGCTGAGGTGCTTAAGAGTGAACGGTCTATGATACAAGACGCCAACGATGAACTTAAGGAACAAGTTGAGAAGCTGTCTCAGGACCATGATGCGCTCAATGAGAAATACATCTCAGCTCTGGAGGATGTTAGGACCTATGCCGATAAGTTTGCGCAACTAGCAGACCAGAGCCAGCGTCTTCAAGCTCAGGCCACAAAGCAGATTGAAGAGAGCGTATTGCAGGGTGAACGTACAGGGGAGACACCAGCTGATAACAACCATAAGCAAGGGTTCTGGAGTAAACTGTTTAAGTAAACACAATACAAGTGGAGATTTTTATTATGGAAACGTCAAAGCAATACAATGTAAAGATTGAACATGTAAGAAGATTTTCAAGAGATTTGAATCAGAAGTTGCCTCTTCTTGAAGCCGATATTAATAAATTGTTTGAAGAAAAAGAACCCATGAAGCGTTGGATTATAAAGCATTTTATGGGGGACTCAATTGTTTCGTATGAAGAAGTGCATAGGTTATTTAAATCAGACTACCAGGATGAATTGAAAAAGGACATTTATGAGAAGACGGGGCTTGTTTTTGAAAAAGATACTCCAGGAATATACCTTTATGCTGGAGGAAGTTCGTCTCCTGTAATCTCTGGTGCTAATGTTTTTGTTGTTGAAATTAGAGACTCAAATGGTGAGTTGGTTGGATTATTTGACACTGATAACGATGACGATATGGACGCTCAATAGCAGGGGCCATAAATCGGTCAAGGCTGTATGATAACCCCCATGGTGTGATAGTCTGGGCGTTGATGCCCATTCTAAAGCATTCTATGGGGGTTATTTGTATACAATGGACCCTGATAGGTGGGTTCTGAGTAATAAGATAAGGAGTAGGGGTTATGGATTTGGATGGGTATCAAATTTTTGGCTTGTGTTTTATCGTATTCACAGTATTTGTCAGTATTGTGTCTGGTGGTAGTTTTGGTAAGCGTCATCCGGTACTGCGTAGAAGATTGTTTTATACGCTAACTGGGTTAGTTTTACTTACTTATACATTTTTTATACTTATTGATACTGTAAACGGTCAGCTGATGGAATGATAATTGCCTTGTTATCAAAGCTTGGTGAGTTGCTGATTATTCCTGTTGCTCTCGAAGTATTCCAAAGTAAACAAGTAACAAATTCGATGACTGAAAAGGTAGTCACAACCACGACTACCAAGGTTGAACTTGAAGACGGCAGTGTAGTTGAGCAAGTTAGGGTTGTAGAACGTACAGGGGAGACACCAGCCACAGAGAAGGCTCCTAAGCAAGGTTTTTGGTCACGATTGTTAAAATAGTAAGATAGGAGTACGGATTATGGGAATGAGATACCGCAAATCAATTAAGATGGGACCGGTCAGAATTAACGCCTCTAAGTCGGGTGTTGGCTGGTCTGTGGGGACTAAAGGGGCACGCTACACTAAGACGGCCAATGGTCGCACTAGAACCACTGTGGGCATACCTGGGACCGGTCTTAGCTGGGTCGATGAGAAGGGTGCTAAGAAGATTCAGAAGCCACATAGAAGCCTCACAGAGCGCCTTGAGAATGTACCTGAGTCAAAGATGAGCTATCGTCACTGGCCAGCTAAGTATCAAAAGGAAATGAAGTGGATGTTTATCAGCGTTATTCCTATCTTCCTTCTGGGTATTACAGTGCCTGTTCCCATGTTACTGGGTGTGTTTGGATGGATTGTTTGGGCTATCATTTTTATGATACGCACCTTCATTTACTCGTTGCGTCACAGAGATGAATTTACCAATGATGAAGCGTTAGATGCTGTTGTTAATCATACGGAAAATATTTATGAGTCAGATGAAGCTGAAGCAGAAAGAGAATTAGTTGAAATTCCTACTGTTTTACCTCAAGAAACTTCAAATATTGAATCAGGCAAAGAGCCCATTCATGAGGAAGTAATGATTGAAGATGTTGATGAATATTTAGGTGAACCTGATGAATTAGTTACTCTAGAAGTTATTCATGAAGATATGCCTCCAACATCAGATTCAATTGAAAATGATACAAATAATACTACTTTACTTGATGAAATAGATGAGTTTAGGCGTGAATCTGGAACAGCAGATATGCCAGTTCCTTCGGGAATTGATGACCCTGAATATCGGAATTTTTACTTGAATTATGAGCGTACAGGAATTGAATTCTTCGATGAATATGTAGTTGTAGACGTTGAAACAACTGGATTTGATTATGAGGAAGATTTAATTGTTCAGATTGCTGCAGTTAAAGTTAGAGATGGAGCAATAATTGACAAGTTCCAGGGATTTAATAATAAATCATACCTATCTAAATTTCTAAAAGAAAATTCACCTATCCAACAAGAAGATATTGACAGTGGATTAGACATAGAACTGTTGCTACGGGGGTTTATTTCATTTATTGGTAATGATGTTTTAATAGGTCATAATATTGGTTTTGACTTGACGTTTTTAAGATTTAACATGCATAAACATGAGTTAGGAGACTTAACTAATCCCTTTGGGGATACTATGATTATTGGTAAGTATTTTGCAAATAAAGGATGGAGTCATCATAGAGTTGATGATTATATTGCGTATTACAAAGAAGATGTTGGTGTATTAAATTTAGCACAACATTCAGCTGAAAATGATGTGTTGTATGAGCAACGTATTTATGAGATTGAAAGAATGACACTTGGAACTCATTTTAAAGCTCATGCGACACTTAAAATGAGATGGGCAATGCCTAAGGTTAGGGTGGTTGAAACAGATGAACAGAGGAAAAATAGATTTATAAAGAAGTTTGTTAAAGCAAATCGTATTGCTATTGATGAAAAGGATTTTGTATACTCAAATAAAATCCTTAATGACTTGTTGTGTGATGGATTTACCCAACACAGTAAGTTATACAAGCGTATGGCTATGAATTATAAAAGGTTACATAACTTCGAAGCGGTATTAGAAACCATAGAATTATGGGAGGTAAATGTTGGTGAACATATCTCTAATACCGATAGAGAATGGATTGAGAATCAAAAGTTTCGGATTCCTAAGTCATTCTGAGTGAAACTGAGGATGGAGAAACTGCTGATGCTACACAAAGTATCGTAGAGGCCATCAACAAGCAGTAATCTATTGTAAAGTGTCATAATCTTTCAAAGTCTGTTGTATGATATAACATTTGTGTTATTATTAATGCATAAGAAAAATAAGAACCCTAAGAACTGCAATTCCTAGGGTTCAAGTCAGAATTAATTCTGGCGATATACACGTCTTATAACACTTAAAAATATAGATAAATGCCACGTGCATAACATATGACACCTAAGGATAAACGGCCAAGTTTATATCCTGGGTGTATTTTTTTGTCTGCATATGGCAGTTGCACAGTCTACTTGTGTATTCTGTACCACCAGGCCACAAATTCAGATGGTAGGTAACGGGATGCGTAATTAAACGCTTCCTGAACCCAAGCATCTCGATATGGTGCTGGAATTAAACTCACGAGCCTAGATAATTCTTCAACTCGATGAATCATAAACACTATTATGGCGATAATCACTAGGGTAACTTAACGCCTTTTTGTTTTTGTTTTGCCATAAATTAACATCCTTTCTTGAAGACAGGACGTGCATTCACCAGAAGCTTGCTGATTAATCTGACAAACCTTATTATGACAAGCTTTCATTTTGTTTTCAAGGGGATAATTCCCTAAAAACTAGGGCTTGACACCTGGATGTACCGGAAACATTGAACGGAGACCTATTGTTACAAAAATATTAACAAAAATTCCGTATTGTTATTCATGAGAAAGCTTGATATATCAGGCGTTAACAGTAACATTTGTGTTATTTTCAATCGGTAAAATATAACGCTCCGTTAGGTGACCGCCCATAAGCCACATAAGCTGGGCAAAATGCCCATGATAGGATACTCAGTGGCTGTGATAGGAGGCGTACCATAAGCAACTGAGCATTGAGCGTCCCCGTAAGTGGGGAACATAGGAGATTGGCATTCCTGACATACGCCTGATAGGATTGGTGCACAAAAAGACCCCTTAGCATTCTTGACCTTGGTGGATTCCTCGGCTGGTTTGCTAGGGGGTTTTTGGCATTCTAACGATGGGGGAATGACTTAGGGGGATAAGTGGCTTAGGCTGTTTGAGGGACTTAGGTTAACCCTGTGTACTTCCTTAAGTAATAAAGCTGAAAAAAGACCCTAAGTTGGTAGCATGATAAGAAATTGTTCTGAAAGGAAGTGGTTTTTTCTTCCTGATGAACAAGGGATTATCAATGGATTGCTTCTTTATCAGAAAGAATTGGAGGTGAATCGTAAGGAGCTTTGCGACTGGAGAGAGGGCAACATTGCCCTGTATCATAGGGAATACTTTGGGAATACCCTAAGTTGCTTCAGTTAACCTAAGGTACAGGGCTTATTCAGCCCTCGACAACAAGTTGTCTTCACCCAAACTGGGATAGACCCCAGAGGTCCTGTAATAAGCTTATAATCCTTCAGAAGAAAACCGCTTCTTCAGAATTAAACCTTATTCAGCTATGGGTATGATGATTGTTCTTTGGGAAGGACTTATGAAGATAACTTACGGAAAAGTGATAAAAATAAGGTATGTCCCCTTATAAGACAAGTCGTTAAATTATCACTTAAGAATCTTGGAATTACCCTGTGTTGGAATGCCAAAACACCCAAGAAAACTTATGTATCAAGGGTTTACAAGAAATTATATAAAATTTAACTTCAAATCAATTATTGGTTAGACGAAATAGGGCCAAAATGGCACTTTTTAAAAAGTTATAGGTAAATTAATAAGTGTAGTAATAAAAATCACACTTCAATCAGAATGTCAAGTCATAAGATTGAGGTTCTCACATCCAAAGAAAGGAACGTGGTATAATTGTATTAACAAAGGAATTTAGAGTTTGTCTCTTCAATTATAACAGATGAGGAGATACGTGTCTCGATTTGTAACAAACTCGTAACATAAAACGTGACTATAAACTAAGAGCAATGAACTATATATGTAGAGGGTGATAAGCCCAAATCAGAAATCAGAAAGAGAAGGAAATAAAGATGAATTTAAACAGTAATAAGATTAGGGCCATCTTGGGTCAACCTGGAACAGCAAAGAGCACGAAGCTTGTACAAATGGCAGTAGACGATATGTTGATGGGACACCAAGTGATTGCCATAACACCGACGCACGGAAGTAGAGAATCGTTAAGGGCAACGATTGATACAGCTATGGGTATTGAGTCATCGGAAGAACGCTTGAATGCTCTTAAGGAATTGAAGTACAAGCGTATCAAGGTTATGTATGGATACACGGAAGCCTATGACCGGATTTACATCGAAGAAGCTTCTCAATTCCCAGATACACACTTTACGTCATTGATGTATCGCTCACAGCACGTTCAAGGAGCTGTAATCACTTTGGTCGGGGATTTGAAGCAATTAAACGTCCCAGCCGGACACTCAGTGCTTGAGTTGCTTCTATCAGCAACCGTTGACCAGCCTGTATGGGATTGGACAGCGGAAGCTTACCAGAACGTTGACTTTGAGTTCTTGACAGCTCCAAAGTCTTGGTACCTTGAAGACACCCAAATCCCGTTAACGATTCTTAACAAGAATTACCGATTGGCATCACAAGGATTCTCTAACGGATATGATGATGAATACATCAACACAGTTATCGATAAGGCCATTGATATTCAATCAGATGAGCCAGAAGGGGTTGTGTACCATGATGTTGTTATCGATGCTGTTAAGAACAATCGTTTGATGGTTGCTTTATCACACAAGCGTGGACAAGTATTGAATGACATTATCCTAGGTGAGTTTGGAGACGATGCGTTAGGCTACTTCCCATTTGTTCGAGACGATAGCAAGGTTTGGCTTAATCCAGAAAATCGAGATTATGAATCTTTGAAGAAGGTATTCCCGTTTGTTAAGGAGCTTGATAAGGGGATTGATTTAAAGAAGCTTGAATTATCAGCATATGCAGTGCCTCATACAGTGCAAGGGGCAACTTATAAGGGTTCTGTGTTGGTGTTCTTGGGAAATGAACCAATCAGTAAAAAGGCAACATCTTATTACACAAATAATAACCTATACGTCGCAATGTCGCGTGGCACAGCTCTAGCGCAACTGGTAGGTAACAAGGATGAGTTCCGCAAGATGCTATTAAATCGTCCAGCCTCGATGCGTGAAGCTAAGATGCACCTTAAGTCAGAGATGGCTGTAAAGGAATTATTCAACCGTATGTTAGAGCTCCGTGAAGAGAAGACGTTTGAAGAGGTCTACGGATTGTTTGGGGACATCTTTGGAACGATTGAATTACCGGCAGAAGATGAACGTGTGCTTGAGGATTATAATGTCACATCAGCGATGTACACAGAAGACCAACTACGCAGGGCATTTGCTAAATATCCAGTTGGAAGAGCTTTGAAGTTGGGATTCTTACCAAATTACAAGGACCTGTTTTACAAGCCTTATATCCAATCAATCAACTCTGAGAATGGTTCTAAAAGGGTTGGCCGTGGTAAGGTCCAGCTCATGATTAACTCACTATCAGAAGAGCAACGTGAGCAACTTAAGAATGACGTACAGACGCTGAGCCAACGTAAGTTCAAGGCACAATACAACATGACGCAAGTTACAGTCAAAAAGGCCTTAGGCCTATATATAAACAAACCGTGAGAGACTCATACATAAGACAGCGATATGAGGCAACTTATTATACAATTTCATCAAAAGCGTTCAAAATAAATACTTTTTAAATATTGACTGCATATTAAGAACGTCTGGTTAAATAACAAAGGCATATAGTTTACCTTATCGCACATAGAAAGAAGGATATAACATGATTCAAGAACAATCAGAAACAGCAAAGAACTTCACGGCCTCTAGTCAGGTCAACCAAGTAGCCATCTCAGGCATGATTCAGCAACTTACCCAGTTTCCAACCGCTTCAGGACAAACGATGAGTCTTGGCTCAATCGAGGGCGTAGGTAACAGAGGTAAGGTCATCATCGAGTTCAGCGACTTTGGTAACGCTGATGTCTTAAAGGAGGCCCAATTGAATGGCATCCCAGTCTTGCTTGAGGGTGATTTGAAGATGTTCAAAGGAAAGCAAGATGATGCGCAATGGAAGATTCAAATCGATGTACAGTTGGTTACGGTACCAAGGTATTAAGAGGGGGAACACATAATGGACAAAGCAATTAGTTTCATCATCGGAGCAGAGTTTGCCTGGCTATGGTTTATCCATCAACCAGCTCTAGCAACAGGGCTTATCCTGACATACGTTGGATTATCAATCTATCACAGCTATGAACTGTGGCAAATCGAACAAAAGTACAACCGTAAGTAATCATTTATTTTTTTAACGACATAGGGAAATTCGACAGTATCCCAAATATAAACCTTAACACAAAAACACAGGAAAAGAAAGCAGGAAATTTAACATGACAAACACAACAACTTACCTAACTCAATCAGCAACCACACAGTTCAGCAAGTTTATGAACCCTATCGTAACCACAGAGGTCTTCGGACATGAAATCACATCGGCCACCCTATTCGTTACTCCAGAAGGCGTGCTAAAGACGCCACTTAGGGTGGTTGACGGTGGATACATCATGGACCTAAATGGCCGTCATAAGCCACACCAGGTTATCTTCCGAGGTTACCACGAGGTCTCCCTAACGTATGCAGGAAAGCATTATGCAAACGCAGGGGTACATCGCTTGGTGGCCTATGGCTTCAAGCAACTTTGGTCATCCAAAGCAAATCAGACATCAATCCACCACATTGACCAGGACCCAAGTAACAACCACTCCAATAACCTGACATTACTAAGCAATTCAGCAAATGTGCTTCGATATTTCTCAGGTGCAGATAACCAGGAATGGATTGATAACCAGGAATACCTCACAGAGCGTATCGAAGCTTCTAAGAATGCACCGATTCCAGTTGTGTTGCCAGGACAGGGAGTTATCCCAGGGCTATACATTGACGCTCAAGCAAATGTCTTTAAGGAGAAGAAGTATGGCCAATTGGTACCCGCTAAGATGTCTGTGGCAAATCCAAAGTACCCAACCAACATTAATCTGACTCACCGAGGAAAGACATACAGCCTATCAGCACTGGTTGCTCAGAACTTCCTGGTAACCCCTGACAGCAAGTACAAGACGCTGATGAAGGACGCTGAGATTTATAACCCATGGCAGGCAACGAATTTGTATGTTGTACCTGTAAAGCATTCAAACCCTAAGGGAGGTAAGTAAACATGTTAATGGAGTGGTTACTGGTTATCCTGATTGGCATAGAAATCGGCTTAGGGCTGACCATGATAGTGGCGACAGTGATGTTGTTAAGAAACATGTTTAAGTAAAGCAGACAGAGACAGAGACGTGAGATGACCACCGCAAATACAGAGAGGTGGCAACCGATACATAACACAGAACTCCCATAGGGGATACAGAAAGAAAGAGATGGATATAACGATGGAAAACAACAACAACAACAAGATGTCAGAACAACAAATTAACATGATTACTTCAGACCCAACATTTATCAAGACAGCCGGTGTATTAGCATCCAAGCTTCACATCAGCCTTATGGACGCAAGGCAAGAATTGCTTATCGAACTGTTGGAACACCGCTATCACACATTGCAAGACTTCGGGACAACGCTGAATGGTAAGCAACACAGGGATATGGTCTTTGCCAGGAAGGACCTAGAGCGGAAGACATTTAATTATGAGAATGCCACGATGAAGCTATTCCAACCCGATACCAACTCAGATGGTCGTTCAATCGTTGAGAACCTAGAAGTCACACCAGTACAAGGGACCTCATATTCAGACGATGAAATCAACAGGGTCCTAGCGCTGGCACCAAGCATCTTTGGAGAAGCATCAACACGATATGTCACAGCTGTGCTTACGTTGGGTGCCTCTGAAGCTATGGAACAACTTGGAATGACCAAGCGTCAGTTTGATAACCATATGCGGAATGTTATGAAGACGTTGGCAGATGGAGGTCGAGCACGAGAGAAGGCTGATAGGTTGTTGGTGTCTGATGCTCAGATTATGCGTTCTGAGAATGTTAAGAAGGCAGAGCAATTCCTTGAGATGATTGACCAGGGAGCACCAAGTGTATGGATTCAAAAGTGGTTGACGGAAGCATTGGATAACCCATACTTCGATAAGTGCTTTGATGCAACGAAGTACCCAGGGAAGATGGTAAGGGCATTTGATACCACAGAGACACGCCGAGACAGTTATCACTTTGTTGAAGAAATTGAACGTATTGTAAGTAAGAATCAAGGATAAGAGGAGAAACAATATGAATAAGACATTGAAGAATTTGATTGCTAAGGTAAAAGAATCAACTGCTGAAGTTAACCAGGTCAAGCAGGACATCGACATCGCACTACTGCTAATCAACGAACAACATAAGAGGCGCACGAGGAGAGAGATAGATGATTAAGGTAAACACGAGAGAACAAAAGAGCCATCCAGATTGGAAGAGCTTGGAATTGCAACCCATAGGATTATCCATGGAGCAGTTAGGGCTTACACTGAAAGAACTCCATAAGATAAGTAAATAACTACACACATTACACCTGTCAGATACGATGGGTGTTTTTGTTTACCATAGGAAAGGACACAGACAATGAGAATGCACAGATGTAATTGGCAGGGTTGTAACGTAAGAGTACCAATGGGAGAGAAGTTCTGTGAGAAGCACACAGTGGCCAATCAGAAACGCAGAGATGATTACATGCTGAGTTATAAGGCAGGCATTAAGGGAAGCATGAAGGAAGCTCATGATATGTCGATAGCTTGGGCAAAGTACGATG